AGTGGCAGTAACAGCAACTCCTGCAAGAATCAAAGATGTAATGTATCCTTCATCTTCTACAGTGTTATCAACTTCTTCAATTGCAGTATCAATAAGTTCATTTTCATATTCATAAAGTTCACAACTCAATTCATAAACATAATTTGTTCCGAGTTGATAGAAAGGTTTTTCTGATTCAACTCTCTTAATTTCAAATAGTCTTTCTCCAAGGGGGAAATAAATTAAATCTCCTTCCTTTGGTCTTGTAATTAAATCTGCAAAGTCGTACTCGGTAATTAATCCTTCTCTAATACCAGAAGAAAGACCTTCCAAAAATGGTGCAATAAATTCTTCATATTTTTCTCTGGATATGGTCAAACTTATTTCATTTTTTAATCTAAGACCAAACTTGGTCATAATATCACTATCAGGAGCATATCCATCATAATTATTGATATATGCTTCCATCAAAAAAACATCATCAAATTTTGATGATTGTATTTCACGAATTATATTATCAGTTTTAAAAATTTTTCTTGGTAGATAATAAACTTCTACTCCATAAATTTTTAATTGCTCATTGATCAAATCTTGAACAAGATATTGTTCGTTTGGAGATCCCTGAAGAAAAAATGGATTTAACGACATAACTATTAACCAATAAAATCAAGAGGTGGCATTTCATAGTCCATTGCCATTCTTTGTTTTATTTCATCCAACTCTCTTTGTCCATCATCATATAATTGTCTACCATTTAATTCAATTCCACCAGGAAGTTTTACCCCTTGAAATTTAATTAAGTTTTGACCCCACTGTTTTTTAATTGCAGAAGTAAGATATCTTTTAACAAAACTATCATTAAACACTTTTGAGAAGTCATTTGGATCCAATGCTCTCTGGCAGTCAATAACAAAGAATGTATCTTTAGTTTGAGCACCCCAATCTATATCAAGATATAATCTATTTTGTCTCTTATTAAATCTTATTTGTTTATCTGTAGTTAATAAAAAATCAATGTCTTCTAGATATGTCTTCACCATAGAATATTGTAGCAAATCAATTGAATTGAATTGATATAAATCGTTCAAAAATAATTGATATTTAATACTGAACATTCCTCCAGAAATGCTACTGGCATCAAACTTAAATATTTTTTCTACACCAATTACTGAATCGGGAACTTGAATATAATTAGAATTTTCGTAGAAATTAAATGTTGTTGTTCCGAATCCCACAATATTTGAAGATCCGGTTGTGGTTGTTATACCAATACCATCTGTTCCACTTGCCTTTCCTCTGTTAATATCATCCTGAGATACCTTGTACTTAAGGTACATTCTTTCTACACCATCATAGTGTCTCTCATTAAAATACTGTAAAGTATCATCAAGTAGATCTTCAACCTGCTCATCAGCGACATTTATTTCTAAAACAGGAGCACCAAGTTGTCTAAGACAGTAATCCTTTAATTCTTCTCTAGTAGTTGGTTTTGCCATTAGAATAAACCTCCATCAATAAGTCCGGCATCAAGTGTTCCTGCAACAAAAACATTAGTTGAAAAAGTTGCCACTCCAACAAAAGTTGATAGTCCGGCAACCCTTAGATTTTGTGTAGTAGTTAATCCAGTAACACCAAGAGTTCCTATCGTTGCAATACCAGTGACATTAGCATTACGTGCAGTAAATTCATCAAAAGTTAAATCATCAGCAACATAAAGATCTCCACCAACATATAAGTCACTTACAGTTGTAACAATACCAGTGAAAGTGGAAAGTCCGGAAACATTTAGTGAATTGAGAGTTCCAACACTAGTCAGTGAAGAATTGGTGACTCCAGTTCCTAATGTAGTTGATGTTAAAACATCAGTTCCATTTATCCTGAATGATTTACCAGAAGCGAGATCCCAGTTTTCACTAGATTTAAGTGAAGTTGATGCATTATTCCAAAGAATTGTCTTTAGAATAGCAGTAGAACCAATTCCAATACCCCCACCATTAAGTAGAAGATTTGTTCCAACAGTGGTAGCAATTCCTACTCTATGATCTGCTAATTCAATTGTTTGAGAACTAATTTTAGTTTCTGTTCCTAATACAAATAAATCACCTTTAATGGTAACTCTTCCAGTATCATCACCGACTGCTGCTGGATCAATGATAAGATTTTCTGGAGCTGCAATAATTGCAGTATTTCCAGTTCCACTTGAAATCGATACACCAGTGCCTGTGGTGGCAAATTTCTCATTGCCATTATAATATAATTTTACATCTTGATTCTTAGTAGCTTTAAGATATCTCTCACTATTATCTGTTGTTTTGAGTGCGAGTGAATCACTACGAATATGAAAATCACCCGTAGAATTTTTTATATTACTGTTGGTGCCATCATGCCATATCTCAAGATCATCATTATCACCAAATTTTATTCTAGCATTATCAGTAAACTCTAAATCATTTTCAGAAGCATCAAATGTTATATTCTGACCTGCAGCAGCACCTTGGAAAATTACATCAGCATTATTGAATTTAGTAACATCATTGAATGTAGAGATACCAGAAACATTAAGATTTCCAGTTAAAGTAGCATTTCTTGCTGTTATTTCATCTAATACAAGATCATCTGCAACATACAAATCTCCACCAATATATAAATCTCCACCAGTAGTTGTAATACCACCAGCAGATGCTAAAGTAGTAATTCCAACAGATTCAAAAGTTTGATTTACCTTTAATCCATTTAAAATATCAACAGCAGCATTTATATCTAAATCAGATGAGAAGGTTGAAATCCCTGCAATTGTAATCCCTTCTCCGAGATGTACTTCTTTTGCAATTCCAACACCACCCTTAACAATTAATGCTCCAGTGGTTGTTGAAGTTGATTGAGTTGTATTGGAAAATGTCGCAATACCTGTGACGGTCAATCCTGCAGAATCAATCGTATCTGTCATGAAGAATTTTTCTGCAGATAGATCCCATACAAGGATCATCCCATCTTCAGTCTTTCTAGTCGATTCTACGTCAGTTAAATTAACTATTCGTGTCGGTGGTGCAGAAGCATTAGATAATACACGAATGACATTCTGAGAACCAATCCTGTCGTTAATATTAGGCATTACCTAGTTACTCCCCCTCGTAGTAGTGCTGTGCCTTCGACAGCTTTATATTCTCTACCAGCATTTAGAATTTTTACATCATATACATATCTTCCTGGTTTCAAACTGACTGTTTGATTTGAAGTCATTGAAATTGAAATAATTCCCTGATCCGCACTAGTAATTGTAGATGAAAAAGATACTGATGTAGATGCTCCATAGTGTTTCCTCATTTGTGCCTCTGTAGTGGCATCACTGAGGTCTAAAGGTGAATTTGTTCTAGTGTCTTCTAATTGAAAAGACGTGTCAAAATCAAATCCTTTTTCAATCACTATATTGGATACATAAACAGCCATTATTATTGATGCTAATATACCTCTAGATATTTATATCATTTCACCAGGCAATCATTTACTTAGAAATTGTTTTAACAACTCTTTGATTTCTTCAATATCTTTTTTCATATTATCCAACTCTTGTTTTTGAGATTTTTCTGACTCAATTTTTTTTAATCTTTGATTATACCCAATAGTGTCATAATTTAAAATTGCACCACTATCCTCATCTCGATAAAGATGAGGATGATCTTTAACTTTTGTCAATCTTGTCATTTAACTGCTAGAGTCCTAAAATCTCTGATTATTGGAGCATTTGCCTGATCCGTTGATGACATAACAACCTTAATAACGTATCCACTAAAGTCTTCCAAATCATTTGCGGTAAATTCATACTCTAAATATTGATCTTTTTCACTTGGAGGAACTCTGACATCAGGTCTTCCATCATTGAACTTAGGATCAACTACTTTCAATTCACCTGAAGAAGTTAACTCTAAATTATCAAATCCTGGGAACAATTCAAATGATTGTTCTATTTCCGCAGAATCCTCTCTGATTAAACTATAAAGAACTCTTATATCTGCTACTCTTGGTCTATATGCTGTTAATAGAACCTTTAACGAAGATGCTGGTTGTGCAAGATTTACTGTATTTGTAACGTAAATTACTTCATGAGGATCATTTGATAATGAATTTACTCTAGAATCTGTGGTATAGTCTGTTATTGGACTATTAATATCATCTAAGATGAATTCGACAGTAGAAGTATCTGAGAATATTATTGGAGAAAGATTTTCATCGGTTGTATTGAGTGTTAATGTAGAATTAAATGATCTCTTTCCAGATACATTAGCAAATTGTGATTGATTTAATTCATTAACTCTAGAACAAACCATACGAACAGAAGTTAAATCATTCTCTCTATTTGGTGTTACTTCTTGAATAGTATTTCCAAGAGTGAATGAAACTTCATTTCCATCAATACTAGTTCCCGATGTAGTTCTAATATTGGAAGTTACAGAAGTTTGTCTTCCTGGAGAAATAATATCAAATCTAGGATTAATTCTATTGAACATGATATTTTCTGATGCTTTAATATCACCTCCACCACC